ATTCCGGCCCCTCCAGCCCTCTCGGGTCGCCTGGCCCTAGCGTGCCATCGGGCAGGATATCATATTTAATATGGTCGAGCTTTGCTGCCTGCATAGGCTTATCGCTTCGCTTGGGTCGCATCGAGTAGCCTGCGTAGAACGCCGCTCCCGCGATCGCCGCCAGAAATACCCCAACGCCAAAAGGCCCTGCCCATAGGACCAATTGAACAATCTTCCAAGTGACAAATCCTAATTCGTCCATACTATTCCCTGTTTTCGTTTTGGCTGGTGGTTGAATCCAGCAAACCCAGCATTGAAAAATCCATCGTCATTCCGAGCATCGATAACGTCACCAAGTCGGTAACAGCATCGCTTTTTGAGCATTCGGTACCGCCCGAAACCCTTCGCCTGCTGCTTGGCAATGGCGCAGGCGGCGAAACCGGGATGTACTTTGGTCTATCTGGAGGCAAACCGTTTGAACCCATTACCACGCCCCCGCTATTTGCCGATTGATTTCCGCCAGCTCTTTTTCCTTGCCCGCAAACGTCACGGGCAATTTTAACTCATCGATCGCCGTGTAGACTTTGTTCATTGCCTCGATTCGCTTAGCTCCGGCATTCTCCTCGATAAACTTGGTCCATTGCTCTTGATCCTTGATTTCGCCGCTCTCGATCTTCGCTGCCGCATCGAGGAAGGCTTGCTTGTACGCCGCCCTGATCGACGGGATCGTCGACCGGACCACGGCAGTTACCCCCGCCGGCTTAGATGGATCACCCCCTCCCTTTGGTTGTTGGGCCATCGCATAGAGGACAAGCCCCGCGATGATAGCCCAAGGAATCCAGTTGTTTTCTTTCTTCGCCATCGTCACTCCATTTTGCCCCCTGCCAACTCACCGAGCCCTATACATCGGTAAAGTTCGGGTTGGCTAGGGGTTATTCGTCGTCGTCGTCAAACATTTCAAACAGCAAGGGAGCCTCAACGGTTTCATTGAATTCGCCTGCGTTGTACGCCACCAAAAGCATCGTTTGCAACGGCACCGCTTGGTATTCGTAAGCCGTCAAATAGCCGTTGTCTTTGGCCCATTTCCAGGCTTTGAACGCCAACTGAATCAACGCGAAAATCATCGCGATTGTCGCGGGGTCGAGCCCGACAATAGGTCCGCCTCGGTACGCCGAGAATAGCTTTCGCCTGAGCGATCGCTTAGCTTTTCGCTCATTGCCGTCAGCATCGGCGTAGCACTGGGCAAAGGTCGCTTCGTGGGCTTTGGTCGCTTCCTGGAGTCGTTCTAAGAAACTCACGATGCCACCTCATCGGGTTTAGGCAACGGTCGGACTGAATCGCCAACGATCCAGGCCCCGATAACCCAAACAAGTTGCTGGATCTGATCTTCGCTGAGGGGTACGCGATCCTTCAAAACGACAACGGCAATCGTAGCCGCCGCCGCCCAAAATCGCTTACTCTTGACAAGTTCTGAGATGTTCATGGTTTTTCTCCTTTGCCAACATCTTATCCACCGTCAAGGGGGCTGACAATCACCGGGGGCCAGAATTTCGCTTTTGCCGCTTCCTAGCCACCGGCTTGGACTTTGGCCGCCTTTTGGTTTTGCGAGGCAGGAATAACCCCAAATGCTCGTTCATAGCCTCGAAAATCAGTCCGCTCAGGGTCATATCCATCGCTGCCGCTTGCCTGTCCCATGCCGCCCAAGCTTCCTCGGGCTGGGAAATGTTCTTGCGTTTCATTATTTGCCTCCTGGGTTCCGTAGATCCTCGATCCAAAACTGCCCTGGGTCGAATACGTCAGCCGAGTACACCGCCACGCCTAACGCCGCCCAATAGTGGGTTGCTACGCCGTAGAGCTTGCCGGGTTGCTTTTTGGTCCCAACCGGCCCGAAGCGATCAATAAGAGCCTGCCTGACGTTGGCATCCTTGGCCCGCATTGAGTTGCACAGGTGCAGCTTAACCGATCGACGCGGGACAAGGCGTAAGTTCCAACTGCCATCGTACAAGAGCGATGCAAACCAGCCGATGCCCGCTACAGTGCGAAACGTCTCCTGGCCGACAGCCATGCCGAAGCACTCGATCCACTCGATGGAAACAAAGTCGACGCCCTTGAGCAAAGGCCCGATCTCAAACGAGCCAAGTTTGAAGACTGGTATCGATTCGAGCCTGATAACCCTTTCCGCTACGGAGTCCCACCAAACGAACGCACTTTCGACCGGCCCGGGGTCAATGCCTAAATAGATCATTCGCCCGCCTCCTTTCGTCGCTTGCGGTTATTCCTGAGGACAATTGCCGCCCCGCAACAAAGAGCTTTCCAATAGGTCTTTATCTTGATCCGATCGAAATATTCTTTTTTCTTCCGGCCAAACCGCACACGCCGAAAGATTTTCCTTGCTTGTCTGATTTTCATTCGCCCACCTCCTTAACGAGCCGATCCAAGTACCATCGAGCCTTTTTCAAATCTTCAACGCCGTTCTTCTTGTCGTACCGCCAAAGGTACTTTATCGCGTTGCCGCGAAGGTAGCCAAGAAAGCCGCTGCCTAAAGCCACTTTCATCGCCTCGATACACTCGATGCTGCCTTGCTTGTAGTGCGAAGGGTTGATGGGGTCGCTCGAAATATCCTGGGTTTCCGAAGAACTGGACGGCTCGACGGGTCGGCAGTCGCTTCGCTTTGCCTCAAACACCGCGCCATCGTGCCTGATGTCCACGTAAAGGCTTTCATGGCTGTAGACCGTAGCCACCTCACACAACACCCAAACAGTATCGCCTGCTTTGTAGCTACTCACCTTGCATCTCGATTCTTGCGTACTTAAAAGCCTCTCCGCTAGTTGTGCGGAATGGATAGGTCGAAATCTTCACCACCTTTGAAAGCCGCTCTGCTTGCCAAAACCGATTCTCAAACTGATGCCCGTAGTCGGTCACCTCGATCAATTTACCGATGTCGACTTCTGTTGGCTCGCGGTAGTTACGCTCGCTCACTTGCCCGCCCTCCTTGCTGGATGGTTCTTGTTTGTCAATTTCGTGATCCATTGCCGTAACTCCTTGTTTCGTTCCTGTAGTAATTTTACCCGCATTTCCAACCAGTACACTTTGTCCTGGAGGTTGCGGGTCTTTTCGTCGTCGTCGGTCATCGCCTCACCTGAGCCGCTGCTAAATCCGCTAAGACTTGGTCCCGGGTCGCGTAGTGTTCCGCTTTCGTGATCTTGCCAAGCTTGCACGATTCGCCTGATTCAAGCACTCTGGCAATGTACGGCCGTAGCGAAACATGGCTGTAGTTGCCCCTGGGTTCTTCTCGGTCTCGAATCATGTCGATCAATTGGGCCTTGCGAGCGTTGGCGCGATCCTGCAAGACAACCGCCCGAAGGTGCAAAGCGAAATCGCCTAGCTCGTAGTATTGAGGCCTTGGTAGTTCGTCTCTGGACCATCGATAGACCACAGAGATTGCCTCTTGGGTTGTTATGTCTCGCAGAGTCATTGCCCAAGCGTCGATCGTTCCGAGCACGCTGCTAGTCTCTTTGTTGAGGTAAGTGCCAAGACTCGGAAAATGGATCATGGCGATTCTCGTGAAAAATTCTCGATTTTCAGATACTTCCATTGTTCATGTCCTCGATGAGCTTTAGGGTCTTTTCTGCGTTGGTTAGCTTCCTGCTGGATTGGGGGCCTGTCGCTGGCCCGCTGCCGGTCTTTAGCAAGCCTTGCCCGCCGTCATCGTGGCAAATGTTCTTCGCCCCGATCCTAATCGAAAACTCGATATCTTTTAGAGCCTTGGCTTCACCGCGTCGGAGTAGGTCCATAATCACCGCGTCAGCTTGAGCCTCTGGCATCCACTGCCCGTCTTTGGCGAATCGGAAGTCGAGCCATCGCACCCAATCCTTTTTGAGCCATTCGGGCAGGGTATCTATATTTGAATACTCTTCTCTTCTCTTCTCTTCTCTAGGTAACGCACCGCTAACGCTGGAGGTAACGCTAGTAGCGTTACTTTTTGCCTTGTGCGTTGCTACCCTTTTTGCAGTCATTGCCCGCGTTTTTGCTGTTTTTCCGTTGTGTCGGTCGAAGTTTGGCAGGGTCAAGCTCTGCCCATCGTCGGCCATCCACCCCGAAAGAATCATCGAGTCGCAAAAGCCGCTAACGCCAACTCGTCGATCTAGT